AAGGGAACCGTCTTCACTCTCCGAACTGTCTTCACTGCCGATACGGGCGTTAATATCAGCCAGCAATGCGGCCAGCGAATCACTGTCTTTAAGCCCGTTCAGAAAATTAAGAATCTCGTTAAAGTTGTCGATTGCCTGCGAAGCGTTGTCACCGACAAGCCGGTCGATACGCAAAGAAACGGCGTCGATAGCCTTCTGCAAGGCTGCATCGGCGGCAATGCGGGCGGCTTCCTCCGCCTCGATTTCCTTACCCTGGGAAACCAGTTTCAGGTGTTCGTTCAAGAAGCCAAGAACCGCCGCCACCATTTGGTTAGTAACGCTTTCCGCGTCCTCCGCGGTTTCAATGACTATAATAAGATCATCGATATACTCCTGTGTTGCCATATAGATACATTAATTAAATTGTTTGCTGAACTCTTTGGAATGAACCCGCGGTTTCCGGTAGCCGCTTTCCGTAATTTCTCCCGTCCAGTTGGACTCTTTGTCGGCAAACGTGAGCTTTAACGTCACGTTCTGCGGCGCGTCCGGACGGACACGGTAAGAAAACTCTTCCGCCGAAGGAATTACTTTTATCTCTTCCCGGCCGTAACCTGCCAGGTAAACATCATCAGAGGAAAGCAGATCAAGAAGAAAGCGTATTTCCTGCGGGCGTTTGAATCCCGTCTTAATCGTTACGGCTTCCTGTATCTCCGTCCGTATGCGATCCGAATAATAATCATCGGTAATTTCATCGTAACGCCGGAAAACAGCGTCTTCGTCTTCATCCATGCCGGGAGTTACGCTTGCCTCGCCTTCCAGGGAAAACACTTCGTAAGTCCCGTAACTGTTCAGGAACCGGAGCCGGTAATGCTCGCGAACCGTCGGGCTTTGCTCGATCCCGATCCGCAGAGCGAACGTATCACCGCTATACACGTCAAAAAGGTTGGCCAGTACCCCGTAATCGGTAAAGAATTTAAGTCTTACGGCCTCCAGGTTCAAGGCGTAGAAATTCCCTGCCGTACCTGGCACTGCAAGGCTTTGTCCGGTAAGAAGTTCCGTTATTTTCAGCTCATGCTCCGGATAGATGAAACAGAGCGGGTAAAGCTCCGTTTCGCGCATCGTTATACGCCAGTCATCACTCCGGGTGGTAAAGAAGAAATTACAGGATTCATTCAAGAACTTCAAATCAAAAATGTTACTTCCCTTTTCATGCAGTTTCTTGAAAGAACGTTTGGATATACCACCGCGCCAGGCGGTAACAACCAGATAGGTCGATTCCTCCTCCTCGTTTTGAATGGCGACCGTGACGACCGCCTTGTTATACCGTTTGTCGGAAAGGCTTATCAACATCTCGGAACTGTCCGTTAACGGGGGAATATCGACAAAAAGCGTTTCCAAGACCTCCGCAATGTTTACCTTGAAACTTCCGTTACCGTTGCCGGTAAATATGGAACGCATGGCTTCAAAGTTCACGAAATACATTATATTGTAAGTCGCCATAGAAGTAGTTTCTACCGAAAGATAGACAGGGTTTCCGGTAAAGGCGTTTTTCGTCGGATCGATGCTTGCTGTCAAACTCATAATTCAAACGTGTTAACGATGAATATTCCGTTAAACTCACTCTTATTTTCAAGCCCGGAAAGGAAATGGTCACGCTGATCCGTGGGAGACGTCAGGAACTTGTAAAAGTCCGAGAGCTTCCCCGAATGATTTTCCCTCCAAAGCTTGTAAAGCTCTGCTACCTGTGTGGTACACGGAGCAAGTACGATATTATTCTGCTTTTCCATGCTGCAAAAGTTGGGTTTATCAAAGGAAGAATAAAGGACGGGATTAACCGGAATATACAACGGAGATGAACTCCCCTATATACGAAAGGGTAAATGTTTCATTATAAGTTCCGGTAGTTGCTTCCGGATCATTCTGTATATAATTTATATTCACTCTTAACTGGAACTGGTAATCCCGCGTCAGCGTATCATTTTCAGAGGTGGGCGGATTTTCTATTATATAATCATCCGTACCGGGATTTATAAAACCGTCCGTTATGGTCCAATAGCGTTCATTCTCAATAGTAAAGCCTAAACCTTTCAAGTAGTTCAATACCTCCTGCTTTTTATTTTCCTGCACTTCCGCCTGAGTATTACGAACCAGTTTCCAGACATATAAAGTACTACCGAAATCTTTAATAAAATGTTCCTCGTCAAGATTATAGGGAGCTATTAACCGGAGTGTTCTTAATGTCAGATCGACAGGTACAATCTTATTTGCCGGAAGCGAATAAGAAAGTCCGTCAAAAAGCAGATACTGTCCCCGCAGGGCTACAGGTGTCAATATATCCATGCTCATAAGCTGGTGGACCGGTAACAGGGTATTTGCTTCTACCTGGTTGAAAGAGTGTCTTATTATGGCATCGTATTTTTTCCAGAAGTTTATAAACAGGCCGTTCTTATATTGAAATAAAAGCGATATCGTATGTTTACTTCCGTCTTTGAGGATGACCTCCTCACCCTCGGAAGTATAAGGCAACACAGAACCGAAAGGATATTTACTATTCTGTGAGGATGTAAACGCAAACACGAAAGATAACGGTGTTTCCACTTTCTCCGAATCTTCATCATCATTATTGGAGGATGTTTTAAGATATGTGTAACGGTGTACGTAATCGGCCAGATATTGAGGGGAAAGAATATCATTCGGGGCAAAATCCATTGGAACGCATTCATCATCGCTGGTTAATTCGTTATCTTCAATACTGTCGCTTTTCCGGTCCCAGGAAAAGAAACTCGATGAAGAATAAGTAAGACGCTTGTTGTCTTCATCCCATTTGAACCAGCGTCCCGTCGTTTCCTCATAATTAAGGTGTATCACCCTTTGGGAAACGTCAACTCTCGCCAGGCGGGCCACTTCCTGATCCTTTAAGTAGTCTTCAAACCGTTCAACAGAGGGGGCCGCACCGGTAAAGGAAGTTTTGGCCGACAACTTCATTTGCCGGGCCGTTTCATAAGTTATTAAAGGTTCGTCTGTCAGGCTGCGGGATAAATCAATGTCCGGAACATCATCCACAATATCACGGATCAGTCTTAAAGTGGCCGTTTTCGTATCGGAAGAAACATTATAAACCAGTCCGAAACGCACATAAAGGGCGTTTAAAAAGTCCTCTACCGTACAATCCGGCATTAAATCGGCGTAAGAAAGCTTTCCTTTAACACAACAGTCGGCCGCATTATTCAGGATTACCAGGTTATAAAGTTGTTTATCCGTCTTAAAAGGATTTTCGGTTATGGTATATCCAAATTCCGAAAAAACAAGTTCCAGTACACGCCATACATATAAAAAGGCCGTTACGCCGTAGCCTTCCGGAAGTGTTACTGCAGTCGGAGTTCCATTTACTAAGAAAGTTTCCGTTCTTGCCTGATAACGCAACTTATAGACTTTACTTCCCTCTGATACAGGCGTGATATAATTCAGGTATTTGGGGTAAGACTGGTTATCTTTTGAATCGTTACCGGTCATAATCTGGAAGACGGCATAATCAGTCTGATAACCTCTTAATACTTGTTGCAAATGCGCACAAAGGGAATTTACGCTGCTATATTCCTTCACCGGTAATGTAATGGCATTTAATTTCTTTGCTTTCCAGGCGCTGTAGGCCTCCGAATTGTCAAAGCCGATGTTAAGGGTAATACCTTCTTTTTTACCGGCGGAAACGATATTTATCTTTCCGGTACGTTTATATACTCCGTCCAGTACCGTACATGCCTGATCTTCATTCATCGGCTTTACGCCCATGTCGAGACGGTGGGCAAAACCGGTTATTTTAGCATTGTTACCGGTACATGGAACCGTGACCGGTACGGTCTGCGATCCCCGGTCGTTCATGACGGGGGATTTCTCGTCGATCTGTACGGTAAAGTCACCCCCTAAATCCAGATAACCTTTGTTCGTCTTAATCTTTAGCATAATGATTACTTATTTTCCGCGTGTAAAGGTGTCGCGGGCGTTATCTATGGTTTCTTTGGCCTTCTCCAAATCCTGGTAAACGATATAGGCCTTTATCAATTTGATAGCCTCACAGGAGGCGCGAAGCTCCTTTGCTGCTTCCAGGAACTCCCGGTAGGAAGAATCACCTGCAGGGGAAGTGACGTAACCGCCTTCATAATATTCACCCGGATTCTGTGGTAACGGGTTGGCATTGGTACGCTGCCGCCTGATCGCTTCGATAGTACTAACGGCGTCGATCACTTTAGGATTATTCATTTCCGGTTGTGGTACCACATATTCCCCCTTATGAACTACGCCGGCCACTTCATAACGGCCACCGGGACCGGTGTAACCGCCTTCATAATACCCGCTTCCGGAAGAACCGGAAACAACACGTTCAGCCGTGGCGGTCTTGCTGCCGGTGGTGTTTTTCAAGGACATGTTTTTAATCTTGTCCCGTTCTGCTTTAGCCGCTGCAAGTTGGGCTACACCGGTGGCGGCCATTAAAGCAGCTGCAATAGGACCGGCAATGGGACCAAGTTCTGCATTCGATTTCATTATGGCGACCGCTGTATCGGCAATAATTTGGGAACATTTGATAGCAAAATTTACATCTGCATACTTTTTTTGAATCTCCAGTTTCTTGTTTTCTTTTTCTTCTTCCAAGGCGGCGGTATCTTCTCCGTTATTTTCGGCCATTTGTATAAGGGCGTCATATTTAGCGTCTACCTGGGCGAGTTCGGCCTGCTGCATTGTTTCAACTAAAGAAGAAGTAAGACCGGAAATCTTATCAAAATATTTTTTTGCATTGCCCAGTTGTATCTCTCCTCTTTTCTTCTGGTATGTCTTTTCATCTATTAATCCCTGTTCGTGCATGTCTTTCAACATAGCCAATTCATTTTGGTATTCCTGCCCCCATGATACACCAATTTGCGCCTGAATCTGATATAAATCATTCTGGTACTGATAATCTAAATGACTAAGGGCCTGTTTTTTCTGCTTTTCCAGTTCAATAGTAGAAAGACCGGCACGTTTAGCAATATTTATAATTGCATCATACATGGACATAGTCTCCTTTATCTCCTTATTATAATTTTCTTTCATTCCCTCGGTTCCTGATTTATTGGAGGTCAGTTTATTGACCATTTCAGCAATGGCCGCCCGGTCACGCAATAACTTCATTTCAGACTCACGAACGGCATCCGCTGCTTCCGTCGCTGTTTCTATACGTTTCTGTTTACCGGTAATTTCCAAAGCGGCAATATCATTCTGGTAAGTACGGTTTATCTCCAGAAGTTCTGCGGCGTGCTCCGCTTCAACTTCCAGCATATAGGCGTCGGCGGCTTCCTGCGTGATACTTTGGTTTAATACCGCTTTTTCCATGGTGTCCTTCTGGACGTTGTAATAGGCGGTTTCAATCTTTAACCGTTCGTCCCGTTTCTCCTGTACCAGTTTTATACGGGCGTCCTCCTGCTTGCCGGTTTCCGTAAAAATGGCCGTCTGTGCTTCTGTTTCGAGCTTGTGGATTTCATCGAGTAACTTCTTCTTCTGGGCCGGCGTTTTTGCTTCCAGCTTCTGGAGTGCGTCGATACGTTCCCGGTAATAGCGAAGGTTTTCCGCTGTTCCTTCGAGAATATATTGGGCTTCCGTCTTATTTTCCTTTTCCCGGTTCTTTTTGATTAGAAGCATACGTTTTTCGTGCTCGATCTCCAGAGGTTTTAATGTAGCGTCCGTTTCTGTATTTTTATACTCCCCGGCTTCCGCTTTCTTTTTGACCTTCCCCAGTTCGTTTAAACGTTTTATTTCGGTGTCGATACGTTCTATTTCCTTGTTTTTCTTGGCGATATTCGCTTCGCTGTCTTCCGCCCACTGTTCCTGAACCTTTTTCTTTTCGGCCTCCAGTTTCTTTATAAGGGATGTTTCAGTATTTATATTTTCTTTATTGGTTCCGGTTAATGAAGTGGCCGTCGCCTCTGTTTTTAAGATATCATTATTGATCTGGGCGATTGCTGATTCTATACCGGCCAAATCCTTCTGTGTTGTTTGTAGAGCTTTCAACTGGTTAGCCTCTTTTTCTGTACCAAATAAACGGCTTATTTTAGCGGTAAGACTGTTCCGGTTATATCCTGACAATGTATTTTGCTGGCGGGTGTCCCAATAAGCGTCGCTTTGCTCTGATTCCTGGCTTTCAAGATTCCTTTTTTTCTTGTACAATTCTTCCAGTTCCTCCTGGTAAGCTTTCAACTTGATTTGTTTTTCCAAGGAAACTAAATATTGATCTATGGCCTCCTTGTTGTTGTTTATGAGCCTGCCTTCTTCATTCAATTCCGCATTATAATCCGGTATCAGTTCTTTTAATTCCGCAAGCCTTTGTTTACGGGTGTAGTTGGAAAGGTTCTCATCATTGATAGCAGCTACAAGAGTTTTTATTTTTGCTTCCTGGCTGGAATATTCTTCATTCACTTTCTTTACGACTTCCTGGTGGGCCTTCATCGCCGCCGAAGCCTGTTCCGTCTTCTTTGCAAGCTGGTAGATAGCAACACCGGCTGCCACGAGTAACGCGAGCAGGGCCGTATATGGATTCTTCAAAAGTTCGATCCTCATTAACCGGAGTGCAGCGGTACATCTGGTAGTATTCTTGTGTAATAGTGCCTGGGCTGCCGCATAAGTCAGAGTAGCCGCCCGGCTGATATAAAGCTGTACGGCGTGCGCTTTCTCTGCAACGACCGAAGCAAGGGTCGCCGTTTTAAAACGGGCGTGCCACATGGTAGTGATTTTCAGTCCTCCATAGTAAGAAACCAGATAAGCGGTAACGGTATAAGTGACAACACCCCATTTATTAAACATGTCAATCATACCCCCTACACCTTCCACCATAAGCGTAACAAGGTCTATTAAATCCCGGAGAATACCCTTTGATTCATAGAAACGTAAAACTACCCCTTCGATAGTTGAACTTAGCCGGTTTAATGCACCTTGAACGTTATCACCCATTTCTTCGGACATGGCGTTAAATCCCTCTTCGGCTCCGGTTACTGCATCAC